GTATTTATCCTCGTAATTTTACAAAGACTATTATGACATGGGTTAAAAGTAAGGAAGCTGGTGCATTCAGAAGTGTTATTGAAGCTCGTGTGAAAAGAGCATTCCGTAAGATTAGTAAAGGAGTATCAACATGAAAACTTTAACAATTAGACTCAAAGGTGGTGCTGGTTCAGGTAATCACGGTCATAAAGGTATTCCTGGACATCGTGGAGGTTCTCTACCTCAAGGTAGTCATAGTAGTGGTATTGATGAACAAGCAAGATCACGTGCTAAATTTGAACAATCTCAACGTGAATCACGAGGTTATACTCCAGGATTACGACCACAATCTACAGCCACTGATGAAGACTTCAAAAGAGCTTATGCTGACAAAGATAAACGTGATGCCAAAGCATTACAAGATTTTCACAGAAAGTATAAAGGTTGGGGTGCTCCATCAACTCCATCATCTGATGATAGATTGATGGAGAAGAAAATTGGTACTATGGGTAAACTTGGTTATGTCAGATCTCAAATTTATCCATCAGGAAATGGTTGGAGAGTTTATGGTATGCGATATGTAGGTTCTTCTGGAAACTCAAAGGGAATGGGTGATCGTCTTCAAAAGGGTGTTGCAACTCTTGAAGAGGCAGGACGTATTGCTGAAGAGTATCTAAAGAAGAAGTAATCATTTTATCGTGCAATTGACGAGTATATTATCTTAGGAGTGTCACAATTATGCCGTGGTCAAAAGTATCTGATGCACCAGCTAATATCCAAAAACTGAATGGTGTTGCTTTAACACTTGAACAGGTGAATTGGATTGCTAGAGTAGCAGATGCTATTCCTGACAAGAAATATAATTGGGCAATTGCAATTTCCAAATTCAAGAAGTCATTTAGTGTTGATGGTGATTCCTGGAAGAAACGAGACGTAGTTGAAAAGGAATTCTCTGATGTGCTAGTTGAAAAGCAACAAAATGGTAGATACAAGATCGTAAGTGTGTCTACTGCTGCTATCAAAGATAGAGAAGGCGAGACCTTTACGGTCAATGCCATAGACTATGATATAAAACGTGCAAAAGAGACAGGTGAATATCCCGAGTTCAGAGTATTTCACAAGAAGCCATTAGGAATAGGCAGAGTGAAGAGCATGAGACGTGTCGGGATATTCGCTGTCGATGAAGGTGAGTCCTATGATGATCCATTCTCCTTAGCAGTTTGTGAGAAAATGTTGAAGCAGAATGATGGGAGGTGGAAAACTTCTAGAGGATTCTTTGTATTGGAAGCATCAGGTGGCTGTACACAATGTGGAGAGTCCCTGTTGATTCGAGAAAAACATATGGTCGCTGGATTCAAGTGTCCGAACTGTGGTAACACAAACCTTGGATTCAAAGGGTCTCTGAGTGATACGAGATTCTTAAAGACCAAAACATTTGACATCACGGTTACTGATGTTCCTGCTGTACCGTGGACAGGTGTTTCAGCATTTCTATCTAATGATCAGGAGGTTGTCATGCCTAACATGACCAAAAAAGAACTAAAGAAACGTTTGCTGAATGCCGGTTTGACCGAAGAGGATATCGATGCTCGCTTGAACACCATCTCAGAGGAAACTCTGAAATCCTTTGACGGCATCCCGGATGCTGAAATCCTCAAGGAATTCACCAGTGATGAATCTGATGAGTCAGATGACATCGACGATGATCCTGAGGAAGAGAATGATGAGACTCCGGTGCATAAGGAAACTGGTAAGAAACCTGCCAAACAGGAAACTGATGAACAGGTATTCGTACTTGATCCTGCTGTCTTGAAGGAATTCGCAAGAATTGCCAACAAGGAAGCCACTGCTGTTCTCTCAGAACTTCTCGAAGGTGCAACCTTGGAAACTGAAGAAGACCCTGCAGTTACCAAGGAAGTTGAAGCCATTGCTGATTTGAAAGATGAAGTCGTGGCTCTCAAGGAACTCATTGAGAAACTTCTTACGGATGATGAAACTCGTCTCAAAGAACTCTATTCCGAAGCTCCACGTGGTAGCCAATTGCGCATTTCTGGCTTCAAATCAACAAAGGAATGTGGCAAGAAGAAACCTGTGGACGATGGTGAAGAAGAGTCTGATGAAGAAGAGGACACTCTTCCTGCTAAGAAGAAAGTGACAAAAGAAACCAACGGTACCATCATCGGTGCTGACGGTGTTGCAGCTGGTAGTATGACTGAGTTTATTCGTCCGGTTACCACTCAGAAATAAGCTCAGAACTAAATTTGCAAGTTGGAGGTAAACATGGTAGACAAAGTTGTAACTTTCTTCGATTCTGGTCGTGCTGTGTTGAAAGAGCAGGATCTCGGAAATCCCTCTACTGTCAACATTTACGGTCGTTATTCAATCTTCGATCCTTGTGTCGCTGGAGATGTGTTTGGTCTTCAGGTACAGTCTCACGGTCTGATCAACTGGCTTGGGTGGCGTCCTAACCGATTCTACCGCAGACGTGTGGACTTCATCACCTGGTTTGGTCCGGAAGGCACTGCTGCAGGAACTCCTACCAGTGGTGCTGGTGCTCCCTGTTCAGATCCGACAGTTGGATTTGAATATGGTCATGCTGGATATGAACTTCTACATTCCTCATGGTACCATCGGATTGGTGATCCTCTCGATCCTCATACCATTACTCAGGAACGTTGTGAGACCAGTCCACGTTATCGTCTCAACGGCAAGATCATCACCGATGATATCGAATGGCAGATGAACGGTATCATGACAGCAATGCAGCAATCTCTGCGACGTGCTTTGATTCATGATTCTCACCTCACTGCCTACGAAATGAACGGTCTTGAGACCATCATCAAAACTGGCTATCTTGATGATGATTCACAACCTGCTCCTATGCTGGATAGCATCTTGGTTGATTGGCTGAACGACACCCTTGACGGTGATAACAATGGCTTTGGCAACTTCTTCAATTACCTTGATGAAATTATCACCGAAATTGAATACCGTGCTCAGGCAATTGGTCCGATCACCGAAACCGATATGGTACTGCTGACCTCTCGCTTTATGGCAACCTGCCTGTTGGATGCCTTTGCCTGTTACACGACCTGCGGTGTCACTGACACTAATGATGTCACTGATCAAGCTCTACGTGCAGAACAACGTAAGGCACGTCTCGCACTCAATGCCGGTCCACTTTGGGATGGTGCCAGTGCTGTCGGCTTTATCAACCTGAAATCCGGTCGTCGGCTGGCTATTATGGTTGAAGACTCTCTGGATATCAGCAAGTCCCTTTACGGGTACTCAACTGATATTTACATCCTTACTCGTCGTATCGGCTCTCTGGACGTGCTGTATGGTGAATATCTCGATCTTCGTGAATACGAAAATCGTGTCAAGAAATATTCTCCTGCCTTTACTGCTCGTGCTGATGCTGCTGGTCGGTTCGTCTCCAAGGCAAAGGAAGATAACTGGTGTACTACCCTGATGATGGGTATGTCTCCTGAAATTTATCTCTCTGCTCCTTGGGCTCAAGTCCGCATCTCGAACGTGGCTTGTGCCAAACAGAGACGTCCGGTCTCAGGTGATCCATTCCAAACGGATTATCTGCCTGGTGGTGGTGTTTTGTATAAAGCTACTTCAAACGAGGTAGTTCAATAGTTTCATTGTTTCTCCTTGACTAGTGAATTGCAGGAGCCAATACCTCCTGCAATTCATTTATCTCTTACAAGTTGTATTAGTTAAACTCTATTGAGGACACTAATGAATATTGAGATATCAGTTGTGACGGGGACATATAATCGTATAAGATATTTACAAAAGATGGTTGAATCTGTAAGATTGTCGATAGGTAAGGGTATTCCTTATGAGATAATCGTTGTAGATGGTGGATCTAAGGATGGTACACCAACTTGGTGTATAGGACAACCAGATATTGTATTTATACAACAGGGAGAATTACTTGGAGCTGTCAAGGCATTCAATGCTGGTTTTGCTGTTGCTAAAGGTAGATATGTGGTAATCGGAAACGATGATATTGAATTTATTTACGAAAGTATACAGACAGCCTATGCTTACATGGAAGATCACAAGGATGTTGGTGTAGGTTGTTTTTATCAGGACAGAGGTAACAGAGATTTCCATGTTGAACTATTAGCTGCTACAAAGGATGGTAAACAGGTTAGTGTACCATATGGTCAAGTATGCATAGTTCCTAGGTGGTTGGGTAATAAAGTTGGTTGGTGGGGTAATTATACAAAAACTTATGCTGGTGATAATGAGTTATCTTGCAATGTATATGAGTTAGGATACAAGGTTGAGCCGATTCCTTGTGCTTGTATACATGACAAGATGCCTATGGATGCATTGAGAATTTCAAATACTGGATCTGTGGAGCTGAATAAGGGACAACATCCAGATTCAATTGCTTACATGAAGAAATGGCTTGTTGGTAGACACGGTCCGAATATTGTTAGTAGACCATTAGTACCGAATCCATTGAAGCGCAAATTGCGAGTACTTTATGCTCCGATTTATGAACATAGGATAAAGATACAGACTGTCACAAAAAGAGGATTGAGAGATGCTCTTGCAAAGAGATGTTCTGTAACAGAAGTGGATTACATAGATAATCCCTTACTTATCTTTGATGTTGCTCAGATGTTCAAACCTGATGTATTTCTGTTACAATTACATAATGACACAACATTTCCACTAAAGTTGATGGAAGAATTAAGAGAAGAGCATAAGGATTCCATATTTGTAAATTGGAATGGTGATTATAATCCAAGCATTTTATATTCCAAGAGTTATATACACCTTATGCAAGAATTTGATATTGCAACATTTGTCTGTGCTGACATAAAGAAATTGTACAAGAATTGGATGTACTGGCAGATAGGTTACGAGACAACAAACGCTGTACCAGATTCTAGGACTCCAAAACATGATGTGTTATTTCTTGGTAATGAGTATTCTGAGAAGAGAAAACTCTTTGGTAAGATGCTAAAAGGATTAAAGAATGTCAATGTAGGAATTTATGGTGATTGGCAGTCTATAAAGGTTAATGGTATAAATTTATACAATTTCGATGAGGGTCAGCAGTTGTACAAGAATTGCAAGATTGCTTTAGGAGATTGTCAGTGGAGAGATTCTATAGGTTATGTATCCAACAGAATCCTGCAATGTCTTTATTCTGGGACGTTCATGTTGCAACAAAGTTTCAAAGGTATGGAGAAGTACACAGGATTGAAGAATGGTGTGCACCTTGTAACATGGGAAGATATGAGTGAGATTCCAGAACTCGTAAAATATTGGATGAAGCATGAAGATAAACGTATGAAGATTGCTAAAGCTGGAATGGATTATGTGATAAAGCATCACAACTTCGATGTTAGAGTTGATGAGTTGTTCAAGAAATTAACAACAACTTCTTCAAGGATTAGAGGTATATTATAATAATGAAAGATGTTACCATTGTAATACCCTCATATGTCACAGATGAACAATCAACAACTTGGTTATACGAGTGTGTTGCCTCAGCATTGAGACAAGATTGTCAGGTTGTTGTTTATGACGATTGTTCTAAGTTGGATGTTGACCAACTGAAGTCTAATTTCGGTAATGTTGAGAATTTGAGAGTCTTTAAGTGTACTGCACACAAGGGTGTGTCTTATGCTAGGAATCGTGCTGTCGAACAAGCCAAAACAAGTTTGATATTACCACTTGATTGTGATGATTTACTTGTCGATGGAGCTGTGGATAAGTTACTTCAACTCTGGCAAGGTGTACCAGTTTATCCAGATCTGTCTAAATTCGGACTACAGGAAGTTCCTCATTACAGACTGCTGGATTTCTCATGTAAAATTATGCAAGAGAAACTGGGAGCTTCTTCTGTCACAGTACTACATGCAGTCGAACAGTGGAAATCAGTAGGTGGTTGGGACGAGCATTTAGACTTGTATGAGGATGCTGAATATAATTCAAGATTGATGCTTATGTATTGTGGTATGAATCTCCACGAACCATTACTTAGGTACAGACAGCATGAATCACAAAGAACTCGTAAGATACAGGATACAAATATCTCTGTGGCAATTTCACGAGATATATTAAGTGGTCTAAGGAGGTTACAAGTGGGTTGTCCAGCATGTGGTGGTAAGAGACGTTCGTCTGTTGAGGCTATGGCAACACGTCAAACTGTTGCTGTTACTAATGTCAATAATTTACCTGGTACACAAGATGGTCGTATTCTAGCTTTGTACATTGGTGGTAAAGGTCAAGCTGCTCACTATTACAAGGGTGTGAATACACACTTTGCATACAAAGTAATTTACAACAATTATTACTATGTAGATCCAAGTGATGCAACAAGTCCTGCAACTCCGGGAAGACGTTCATTGTTTGTAACAGTTGACAAACCTGTTGAAATTGCAAAAGTTGAAGAGCAGAAATTGGAAGAAGTCGTTACCAGAACTGCTGTGCAGACTGTGGTGCGTACACCTGTTGAAGAGAAGATTCCTGAAGAATCTCTACCTGATATTTACAATATGAATGTTGGTGATGTGCGTGAGATTATTCTTACATCACTTACTCAAGCAAAGAAGTTACTCGAAATCGAGAAGGCAGGTCGTAATAGATCTGGTGTAATTTATTTCTTCGAAAAATTTATAAAATCTGAGGTGTGATGCTTGAATCTATTCTCATTGTAGGATTTGCAACTTTTGGACTTACGTATCTGATTTGTTACACAGATGGTCCAAAAGACATCTTCAAATCCATAAGGAAATTAGCAGGAATTGAGTATTTCTATATTGGAGATGAGGAAGTTTACAAACCTCCTACGAAATTCTTTGCGAAGTTATTAGCTTGTCATTGGTGTACAGGGACGTGGATAGCGATTTTACTCTCACTAACTTACGTATATTTATTTGGTGATAATTTCGTTTCATTGATATGGCTTATTCCTGGAAGTTTAGGAATTTCTGGAATTCTTTGCGAGAAGGTGGTTTGATATGGCATCTTATGTGATCAGACTCAAAGGTGGTGCTGGTTCAGGCTTTCACGGTCATAAAGGTAGACCTGGATTTGTGGGTGGGAGTTCTGCTGAAGATACTTCGTCATCGAGTGTGCAGACTCCTGATGAATCAGGATTGGATCCATATTCCAAGGATCTTATAGACATTGGGAAGAAGGCAACTGCTCTTGGAATAAAATCCTTTACAGATAAGAGGATTGTACAAGATATCGCAAGAGGTGCTGCTGAATTAATAAACAGTAGAACTAAGGTTGGTTATACTGTTTATGGTAGTGATATGTCTCATTTATCTGAAGATGGTACACATGATCTTGGATCATTTCCTATGGTTGCTTATGGTGCTGAGACACCAAAGCAAGTTAAAAGTATGATTGACTATCTGAAAGGTTTTGGATATAAGGCTATGCTCGGATCAGAAAATTATGGGATACTTGTATCTCCAATGAATACAAGTGTACTTGAAGAGTACTGGGCAGGTCAAAAAGAATTTATTGGTAAGACTTATGGTATAAAACTTAAGGGTGGAGCAGGAAGTGGTAATCACGGTCATAAAGGTATTCCTGGACATCGTGGAGGTTCTCTACCTCAAGGTAGTTCAGTGAGTGATTCTTCTACATTTGATGAATCTGTACCTAGTGATGTAGAAACTGGTAAACCCTTATCAGATGTAAAAGCTGTAAAGAAAGCCAAGGTATTTCTTGATGCAATGTACTTAAATGTAGAATATGATGAAGATCTCAAAAGTGCTGCTGCATACTTGTCTAACAAATACCTTGGAACTTCTCTTGATGAGAATGAAGTACATTTTAAGACAGCACAAGTACAAATCAAGAAATTGTTAGCACTTCCAAGTGCTGAACTTTTGAAATTAGCAAAGGATGATTGGGAATCATTACTGAATGCTGGACAGTATCTTGGAGATTTTTAGGTGGCTAGAACACAGGACAGTTCTCTAACTCAGCAAACAGGTCTAACTCTTGATCGTTATCAGGAGATATTAGGTCTGCCTATTGCTGCCTTCAATGGTCTGAATAAGCCAGATGAGACTCCTGTTTATGCATGTTCTACCATCTGGAAGCAATTCAACAGGGACAACCTTGCAAGATTCTTAGCAATTGCCGAAGAGAAGCGTGAGCAGGAACTTGGATATTTCATAGCTCCTAAGTACACCTCTCTTGATGAGTATCCCATTTCAAATCCTCTCATATTGAAAAAGAAATATCTTATCAGTCTTGGTGTAAAGGTTGTTACGACACTACAAGACGCTGTGGCAGTTACTCATAGGGATATTGGTGGGAATATACTTGATCCTGTTGTCTTGACGATTGCTACTGCTCTTACAATATCGACTGCTGACATTATTGTGCAATATGCTGGTGAGGACGTACCCATCCATCCCAGCAGCATTGTACTTTCAGGTGGTACATTAACGATTCTCATTCCAAGGTCAAGATTGGTCAAACCATCCTTGAATGATGATCGTGAAGATCCTCTAATGTATGACAATGATAATAATTTTGTCACAACCGTCGATGTGAAGTATGTCAGTTATGATGCTACAGAAGCTGTGCATTACATATCCTTTGGAGAAAATTTTGCTGAGACTTCTACTGAGGGTATTGGTCTTATAAAGGACAAACGATTATCCATTGTCGAATTAGACACTAGTGTATTATCCTGTGTTCTTGGATTTGCAGATTGTTCAAGTGCTTCCAATCCTATTGTGAGAATATCCTATCTGTCAGGAAAACAGCAATCCATTATGACAGATATGCAGACTCTCAGATTAGCACACTGTCTTATGCCATTCGAACCTTGTGGTGCTGAAGCTGTACATCAATATTGGAGAGATGATGTAACCGAAAATGTACAAAGTATTATCACTCCATATGGATCAAAGAATGGTGCTGTTGAGGCATGGGTTGCTGACTCAAGAGCTAGAGTTGGTCAAGGTGGTAAATTTCCAGGTAATATGAGGAGTGTATGATGACACCCATCTTATTAAATACTCCATCAAAGCTAGTTAGACTATTATTGAGAATGGTTGGTGATATTTATAGACAAGCTATTGGTGATAAATATTCTGGTGGTATTGTCATGATAGATACTTCTCATATGTTGAGTTATAGTGGAATTGATTGATAGCGAGGTCTAATGTCTGAACAAGAAGTAAAGATAATCTCTATAACCGGTAAGGCAGCAGTTGTAAGAATTGGTGACAAGACTTACATTATTGCTAGATCTTATATTGGTAATACTAAAGTAGGACATAAAGTACTCATTCCAATTGAAGCCATTTCTACAGGAACAGAACATGGTATAGATTGGAGTGTCATAATTCCTGATGGAATTACCATAACTCCTGAGGAAATTCAAAGTGCTCTCTACTCTCAAGGTATATTTACAATAGAGGATGTCGAACATAATCCGAATGGAGTTGTAAATGCAGTAGGTTCATTGATTCGCAAAACCTCTGCAAACTTATACAAAAAAGTGCATGAGATAATAGGAGGCACATAATGGCTGGGTTCTATAAATATAAGCAAGGTAGAGTTTGGTTACAACGGCAGAAATTTGAAGCATTTAAACTTCTTCTGCCTTATGGCATGTCCAACATCACAGATCCAGTAGGAAACCTTACTGCTATACGTGAACCATCAGCCACCAAACGTGGTGAAAGTGTGATTGTTGACATTACCAAAGGTGAACCTGGATTACCAGGATTCCAGTTAGAGACAAGACTTCAGAATACATTTAACTATATGTTCAATCTGAAGAATTGTTCTTCTAACTTCCAATGTCACCTTGGTAAATGTGATCGTCCTGACAATTATTATGGTTCATCTGTTCTTTTACACTGGGAACGTTCTCATCGTGGTGAGATGGCTATTGATAGAACAGCCATGTTGGAAGGTGATGATGCTCCTATTCAGACCACAGTTCCATTTGTGGCTGAACTTGGTCCGATTCCCATTGATCTCAAAACTGAATTTACTTCACAGAGAACTATTCTCGAAACAGAAGCCATCAGTGCATTCGGCATGCTCGACGCTGAATGTTTAGCAGATTGTAAGTCTCAAGCTGATGCTGGTGAGAATGGTTATGCAGCGACCTTGAAATTGGTTGGATCAACACTCAACACAGCGAATGTGTGGTATACCACAGATAAGGGTGAAACCTGGTTACAGACTAGTACTAATCCATTACCTGCAGGTGTTGACATTTCAGACATAATTGTTTCTGGAACAAAGAATTCTCACAGAGTTATTGTGGCTGGAGGTTCTACACGTGCTGGAGAACATGCGATCATTGCATATGCTGACGTTACCATTGTTGGAACAACTACTTGGGTACAGGTTGAAGTTGGTACAACTGATGATGAGTTTATCAATAAACTGTACTTCATGGATTGGGGTCACCTTTATGCTGTCTCAGATCAAGGTAATATCTATATGTCTACTGATGGTGGAGCATCATGGGCATCTGTGTATGCTGGTGCTGTTGAACTTGCAGACATAAGTGGTTACCGGGATGGTACCATTTGGGCAGTTGGTGATACGAATCTTGTATTGTATAGTTCTGACTTTGGCTCAACATGGACAGTTGTTGCTGGTGCTGCTGATGGAGCAGGTGATAATAATTTGTCTGTTTTGGTCACTCCTGATGGAACCGTATTCATTGGCAATGATGCTGGTGAATTGTATGGTTCTTATGACAATGGTGATGAATGGCATACTCTCAGTGTTCAAGGTATTGCTGTCACAGCAATTGACAGAATAGCTTCTTGGGGAGACTTTATCATCTGGGTTATTGCAACGACAGCATCTGGAAGTCGAGCCTTCAGATCAGTGGATGGTGGAGCATCCTTTAGGTTATGGACTTTGAATATGCCAACAAATTCTGGATTGAATGCTTTAGCAGTTGTTGATCCGAACATTGTCTTTGTTGGTGGTGAGCCTCACGGTGGATCTGCATTCATCTCCAAAACAGTCAGCAATTTTGTAGGCATCTGACATTAGATAATATGTAGGAGGGTTGTACCTTCCACTCAACTCTCCTACAGTTATCATAAGGAGTGAATCTTGGCAGAGCAAAAAGGCATACGATTAACGTTATCCTCAGGCTTCACTGTCTTAGTGAAGCCTTTACCTCCATATTATCTAGACTTTATAGATGATCAATTCCCATTTCTGAAATATCCACAACGTAAATTGAAATTAGCTGCAGGAGATATTATAGAGATAGAATATCTCTTACCGGATGCTGTACCAAATAATAGTAATGCAGAAGAATATGAATTATATATAACTTACAAGACGGTGGAATCGAAGAATGTGGAAATATTGAAAGTTCGTGAGAGGGCACGTACTGATTTCTTACTATCAAATTGTGTCATCATTGAAGACGGTCCGATCAAATTTGAAGATAATGATTGGGTAATGAGAGTTGAAGCAGCCTTTCCAAATTATAAAGTACCAGAACATCCAGGAAAGCGTATGTTAGCATTTCTCAAGAGTAATGTCATTCTAACATCAGAGGAGAGAGCAACATTAGTACAGACTTCTTGTTATCAGGAGGTGGATTTGCAAGGCATCATTGATGCTTTGCAAGGGTTTCAAGTTAAGATGGGACGACAAACCACTCTATGAGGCAATCTTTAATAAGGATAATGAAGACAATTTATCATCAACAAGTATGAGATTCATTGAAGCTGTGACAGCACACACATTGGGAATGTCTTATGATGAAACATGGTTTGAAATACCGATATTATCTAGAACTTACATGGTAGCTACTAGGTTAGGTAAAGAATGGCTTAACAATTTACAAGAAGAGTATGCAATACAGAAGATAAGGAAATAATGACAGACTTTTCAAATCTTGAAAGTAGTGCTAGTGAAAGTGATCTTATCTGGGAAGCAGCTGTCAATGATAAGACTGGTAAATTCTTTGATGATTTCAATAAGAATTTGGCAAGGACTGATGCTGCTGTAGCATCAAAATCTGCAGGTATGGGTGGTAATCTTCAGAAGATTATAACAGTAGCTGGTGCAGTTGGTGGTGCAGTTGGTGCAGTAGCGACTGGTATACTAAAGGCAGTTACTGGTGGTGTTACTAGTATCGGTAATTTGGCAAAAGAATCTATGCAATTGCAAACTACCATAGATTCCTTGAATAACTCTATAAAAATTACAGGTGAGAATGCAGGATACAGCACAGAACAATTAGATAAATATGAAGATGCTTTGAAAGCTCAAGGGTTGACCACCAAAGATACATTAACCAGTATGCAGAAGATGATATCTGACGAGATTGACCTTGGTAGAGCTACAGAATTATTGACAATGGCTCAAGATGCTTCAATAGTTTCAGGTGCAAAGGTATCTGATACTTATCTTCAACTTATACAAGTTATAGCTGCACAAACGGAAGCCAGTGCTACTCAAAGTAATAAACAAAGTGCAATGCAGTTGAAGTCTCTTGGATTGTATGTAGATTTCCAAGCTGCTTATCAGAGAGCTGCATTACAAACTGGTAGAACTGTTGAACAACTTACAAGTGCTGAACGACAACAGATAGCTCTGAATGCTGCTATTGAAGCAGGTACTCAAATTGCTGGAGCATATGAGGAGTCTCAAGATTCACTTTCTAGGATAGTGAGAGCATTGCCAAGTTATTATGAAGAAATAAAACTTGCATTAGGAACAGCATTTGCTCCTACATATACTATGGCTATGGGAGAATGGGAGACTTTCTTAAAGAATCTTGTAAATTGGTTGCAAGATAATGAGGATGAACTAAAGGAGTGGGGAGAAGAACTTTCAGAATTTGTTAGTGGTAGTGGTAAATTATTCTTGCAATTATTACTTGATATATTGAAAGCAATTCCTATGTTAACTTCAGCTATACCAGAATTATCTACTGAACTAGCTAATACTCTTGGTCCAGCTTTAGGTGTTTCAATAGAACAGATGGATGCAGCAGGTGATGAACTTCAGACATTACTAAAATTAATAATTATGTACTCATCAGGAGTTGAAGCTGCTAGAGAACTTGCATACCAGAAATATGGTTCTCTTTATTCTGCAAATGGAATCGACTTAGCAGATAAGGATTCATTTATTGGACAATTGACTAATATGGGTAATAGTCCGATATTACAATTAACAGAACTTCTTGGAGTGTTAGATGACGTTACCAAAGGTATAACCAGTCCAGAGACTATAACATATTTTGAGATATTTAATTCGAAATTTACTGAATTAATAGATTCATATGATATGTTTGGAGATAAAGCTGAAGATGCTAAAGATGCTGCAGATACCTTCTCATCAGCTGCTGAGGCACAAGCTATAGCAACACAGAAACTTGATGATGCCTTGACGGCAGCAAATTATGACCTTACTCAATTTAAGAAGAAACTCGATGAAGAAGCTGCTACTCGTGCTGTAGAAACACAGAGGGAAGAAATTATTGCTGCAATAACTTTAGCACGAAAGCGTGAAGACATTGAGCGTAATAATTCTGAGAGAATAAAGACTATTCTTGAGGATGCTGCTGATAGTAAATTAGACTTAGCTAATGATCTTGCAGAGACTCAATATGAGATTGAAAGAGATCATCAGAAACGTCTACAAGATTTATTAGAACAATTTAATTATGATGCTGATGAACTTGCTAGGAAACGTGATGCTGTTGGTTTATTAGCACTGATCAGGAAGAATAAGAAGCAATTAAAGGATGAAGAAACTGCAGTTGCTGAGAGTAGAGCTAATGCAGAAGAGAGTTACAAGAAAACTTTATCCACAATGGATGAGAATTTACAAAAACAACTTGAGAAATCAGAAGAGGCGAGACAAAAAGATTATGAATCCTTAGAGCGTAATTTAGCTAGGGAAGCTGAATTGAAAGCTCTGTATGATCAATGGGAAGAAGAGGACAGGCAGAAGAGTATCAATAAGACTTTGCAAACTATGTGGGATGGTTTCAAAACTATGGATGGTATGACTAAGGCTGGTCTAAATCAATTATTGTCAGATTGGGGTGTGTACTTTAACAGTTTGGCGACTCTTATAACTACTGGTTATAGCTTTGCTGCCTCTTCTGTTGGTAAGACTAAAGTTACACAGAGTTCTACTAGTATACCGAATATACCAGCAGGTACTAGCATTTATGGTACTAGTACATATGATCCAAAAACACGAAATATAGGTCAAGCTGGACAAGTGTCAGCGTTATTGGTAAATAGTTTGAATGCTTATAATCTAAAACGTGTACCTTCAGTTGCTCCAAGTAGTCAAGATAAATCTTCCAATGCTATGCACATAACAGTTGATGGTGAGGGATTAGATCCTTACATACAGAGAGTAGTTGCTAATGCATTGATAGAAGTTGAGAGGAATAGAGGATGAGACAATATTGCTCTGATTCCTTATATAAGATTGGAGATAGTCTCTCAAATTTGATACCATTGAAGAGTTTAGGATTGGCAGCTCCAGATCAGGTAACATATCAACCTGCATCATCCTATATTGTAAGAGCTGATATGACAAGAGTTGGTGATGGATTTGCAATTGCTACTTGGATATGGGATATTATCTCAATTGACAGAATGTCACAATTACTTGCTTATCTTAATGGTGCTGATTATACTAATATTTATATCAGAACTGATATTAGAGATGGCACACATGCAATTGCTGCTAATGCATTTAAAGTATTCAGTGCTATTATGTGGAAACCTTTATTATTTGGACAGGATGGTAATGCTGTTGTTAGGTCTCCTTATGCATTACAATCTGTGAAGATACAATTTGTAAATTTAGTCGAGATAGCTGGTTACTTATGACAACTCTGTCTCCTACTGACTTAGCAACATTACGAGCACATCCTCACACAGCTAAATTTTATATGTCCATATACAAGCCTGTGTGTGTTTACACTGGACAAGTTGCAGGTACTCCAACAACTGGTGCTAGATATATAACTGTAACTGATATATCTGGAGATATTACAGATATTGAAGAAGGTTTTACCTTGAAGGTAAAGGATGCTAGTGGTAATCTTGTTTGTAAGAGACGATACCGTTCCAGAGTTGGTCAAGTATTGAAAGTGGATGAGAATACAGTTCCTTGGAGTACAAGTTATACTATTGAAGCATATAAGCAGCGTGAGTTATGGACTATATTCCCATACATAGATGCTACTGACAATTACAGATTTTATAAAGATTATGATGTAAATTATTCAGATCAGAATGTACGTATACCTCCAGTAGCCATAGCTGGTCCGACTCAGGTTGGATTCTTAGAAAGTGGAAGTATTGTATTTACATTAGATGGTAGTAACTCATATGTAATGTCAAGTGTTGCAACTTCGATATCAACATATGCTTGGTCATGTGATTATGGTACAATAGATGCTCCGACAGCTGCTATTACAACAATCACATTTACAACAGCAGGTCAATATATCATAAAATTGACTGTTACTGACAATACTGGTGCAAGTCAGAGTACATACAGAATATTATTTGTACATGAGAGAACTGGAGTAAATGCTCCCTTTGTAGATTTTGAATTAGAGTCCATCGATTGCAGCTGGCAGAATGGTGGTTGTACAACCAGACCAATTTTACATGGTGCTTGTGGTTTAGATATAATAGAGGATGGAGCATTTATCGTAATCTGGAGTGAGAATTGGTTTAGTGGTGTAAGGAAGAATATAGGCTCATATGGGAATATTCGCTTTGCAGGTTACATAATGTCTGAGTCTATACAGAAATCTATTGAAACTGATGAAGTAGCATTTGAATTAGGAACTATAGATGCTTTGATGAAGAACATGAGAATGTTCTCAATATCACTAGAGGCAGTTAATTCTGGTGAGCTTGCAATAACTTGGTATCAATTTCCATATGAAACTTTAACTGTTTCCAGAGCTATACACCACTTGTATAGATGGCATAGTACACTGCTTGACATAACAGATGTGTATTTACCTATTGAAGTTACTTCTACGATGTCAGCATGTGATGATATGTCAGATGGTAATTTATACACTCTTGCAGACTGGACTTACAACAATGGTATATTTGCTAAGTTGTATTGCGATCAGACTGGTGTCTTACGATTAGAACAAGATTCATTAATTCTTGATACTACTGCTAGAAATGCATTAGATACTTATTTTGATATAACAACTACGGATTGGAGATTCGAAGAAGGTTTGCGAATTGAAAGAAGAGTAGATACACGAGCTGCACAAGTCACAGCTTCAGGTGTTGCTGATATTGCAGGTGTATTTACACCACTGATAGCACAAGCTCCAGGTGAGATACCAGGGAATTATGGTGACAACATAATAAGTGTTGAACGATTGGTTTTGTCCACACAAGCAGCTTTGAATACTTTAGTAGGTAGACTGTATGCAATAGCGAATTCAGATATATCTGAAATCGGATTAGAATTTACTGGTGATTATCCAATATTATTATCACAGAAGATATGGTACACTCTGACAATACCAGCTTCTTACACACATCGTGGTTATGCTATAGATGTTCGCATGAAGTGTGTAAGTATTATGTACAGGGTTTCTACATCAAAAGGAACGATATACCCACAATGTATATTTGAAGTTGATGTTGACTCTGTGGATGGTGTTACAATAGTCTATACAGAGCCTACCGAATCCCATTACTCACCTATACCAGCATATACACCAGCATTACCATATGTGCCGAATATACCAGTGATTTATCCAACAATTCCTGTAGCACCTGCACCAAATTATCCAGACGATGCACCTCCTACAACGGTTGTACCTCCAGAACCTACTATACCAACTATTGATCCATTATGTAAAACAACTCTTGATTTTGAAGCGAACGGTCCGTTTTATATCTTTAGTGGTACAATAAATGCTGGAAGTACAATCATACCAGTTGATTTATTCTTGAGAGGTACAAATTTTACATATCCAACACGTTATACACTGAATGGTGTATATGAAGATACTAACTCAGATACAGGTGAGTACGAATCCAGTATAGCAGATGATTTTTATGAGATTTATGCCTTAGATGGATCTGGTACACGAATAGCAACTGGTATACATGATGCAGTTGTAGGTAATGGTTATCAACGTACTGGACAATTCAATGCAGCTGCAGGTGTTGAAATTCAAGCTATAGAATTGGTACTTAATAAATTGACATGTGATTATGATGCAGCGTCTCTTCAAGATGCTGCCGGTTGGCAACCTCCAGTATATACAACATCTACTCCTGGAATTTATACATCTGTAAAGGATACTAATACTGGAACATTACAACAACAGTATGCTAATTTACAAGTAGCTGTAGCTAATCCACCTTGGGTATGGAATGTTACAGGACATTTACATTTAATAGCACAATATACTATGCCAAAATATCCAATGTGGTTTGATTTATATGCAAATATTTATCCTGCTAGTGGAGCACCGTCAATGGAAATAAAGACTCCGTGGGGTGCTACAGTGTACAGTCAATCAGGATTGTATGGTGTACATGTTAAGATAAAATATCCAAGTCATGGCAGCGTTGATGATACATTTATAATGAGTTTTTCACTAAGTTATACGAATATACATTCAGCATGGATGTCAGTTGTGACAACATTGACACCTTTAATGCCTAGAATACGCATAGATTCTTTATTATTATGGAATGTGTGTACAAATGACTAATATTAGAGAAGTTTTACGTAAGAGATCAGAACATGATGCTAAATTTCAGCAAAAGGTAGCTATATTACGGTGTGTAACAGTTGGGATTGATTACGAGTATAACTCTTCTGTAAAGAATCGACCTGGTTATATTTGGGTACGTGAACAGAAGTTGGATGGTGCTGTATTTCAAGTATTCAATGCTTCAGTAAAGACGATTGTTGGTTTGAATGTTATAGTGTCATCTGAATATGGTACTCCTTATCGTAAAATTGTGACTGGTATTGATTGGGATTCAACTCCTATAACGTCTACTTATCCGAATTCAAATTCACCATCAGTCTATAATCATGCATTATCTCACGAATGGAGAGATACATATCCTGGTGCAGATGCAATTACTATCTATCCTAGATCAGTAGCACCATTGCGTGTATACCCAGCTAAGAGTGGTGCTCTGAAGTTGGACATTGCTGAAGGTATATATGGAGCTAGTGGTAATTTTGTTATGTTTGAGGGACAAGAAGATTATGACATAACTGCATACAAACCTGCGAGTGGTTATGTTGGTGTATTAATATATCTTGATGCAGTACTTGGTACTATACAATCTGTAAAGGGTGATACTGTAAGTACTGAAGCAGCATTAGTATATCCAGATTTGATAAACCAGACTCTTCCATTAGCATATGTTAGACTGGTATCTACTGCTACTTATCTTACTGAATCTGATATCGTTATGGATTTGAGACCAATGTATAATTTTGTTGACAAGTCTATTCTAAATTCTATAGGTGCGCTCGAGAATGAGTTAGATGTAGAATTGACTAGACATATTGTTCAAGGAGTGTAAACCATGTCAAGTGGAAATACTACAAAGGAAGGTACTGGTACTTATTATGTACTGCTGGTCAATTCAGCAGGACAGCAAATTGTGGTTCCGGGTGGTGTTATCGAACAACAGTCAGAAGTTGTTGCAGATGATTCTGATAAGACATTCACAGTACCTACAGGATATACATGGGAACTCCTATCAGTAAGAATTGAACTAACAACCACAGCTACTGTAGGTAACAGACAGATTTGTATAGAGATTACAGATGGTACAAATGTAATTCTTAGAATTATGGCAGGTATTGTACAAGCTGCTTCTTTGACAAGGTATTACAACTTTTACAAAGGTGCTCCGAACCTTGCTGCCTTTATTGATACGTCTCATTTGGCAAATCCGTTACCAGAAGGTTTGATCTTATTACCAGGATACACAATTAGAGTATACGATAAGACTGCTGTTGATGCAGCAGCTGATGATATGCTTGTGAGAATGATGGTGCGGAAGGTTGTATCTACATAATATCTTGGTTGCAAGTTGTATTAGATAGAACATTTATAATTCAGACAACTTATTAGTAGGTGTCCGAATAGTCATCTGGATTCTGATCCTCCTGGTTCACTGTCATAGGTCATTGTCAGCCTGTGTTATCCAGATGACTACTCGGTTACTTACAATAAGAATCTACTGCAGACTTATGTCTGCATCTCTGTCTAAAGAGAGACAATGGACATAATAGTAGATGACCGATATTCCACAACTACAGAGATGAAAGCATTACCGATTATCCGACAGGTTTGCAGAGCTAGACCTGATGGATTTTATCATATGCCTAAATACCGTTCTGGTATGTGGGATGGTTATATCTCTCTTATGAAAGGTTTGAGAGAATTCCCGACAGGTTTGTTATCTATAGTGATAAGGGAATTGGAGAAAACTGGGTGGACAGTAAATATTATAGATAATACTACTGTACTTCCAAGTAGAAAAATTTCAGATGACTCATTAAAGGGAATAAAACTAAGAGATTATCAATACGAAGCTGCTGAGATAATGACTAATTCTCGTAGAGGAGTTGCAGGTATGGCTACAAATTCTGGTAAAACAGAAGTCATGGCTGCAATATTATGGTCATTAAATTTACCACAAACTTTAGTTATAGTACATCGTAAGGAATTGATGTACCAAACTGCCAGACGTTTGGAGAAGCGTCTTGGTTGTAAAGTGGGAATCTATGGTGACGGTGTCAAATCAAAGAAGAACATTACTGTCGCTATGATACAAACCTTGGCAAAGGATAAAAAGATTGATTACACAGGAAATCAGGTTATTGTAGTAGATGAGTGTCACCACTTGTCCAGTAACCAGATGATGGATGTGATATTCAATATACCTGGAAGTTACAGATATGGATTTAGTGGTACACCCTTGAAGTATGAGTTATTACCAGATATGAAATTAGCAGCAGCTACTGGTGATATACTCTATACAATTACAAATGACTATTTGGTAAAGGGAGGTTATTCTGCAGTACCAAAAGTTCATATGCACGTCGTTGAATCTTATGATGTTGTTGATTGGGAGATGGATTATAAAACTGCTTATGACAAACTTATTGTTAATGGCATAACACGCAATGTGTTAATTGCTAAATTAGCTAGAGAGTCAAAAAGTTTGGTGTTAATACTTGTAAATCGTATAGATCATGGTAAGAAATTAGCAGATTTATTACCAAATTCTATATTTGTTTCTGGAAGTGATGAAGCCGAATACAGAAATTCTGTACTTGATAGGATGAGAACAGATGATTCTGGTATATTTATAGCGACTCCAATTTATGATGAGGGCATAGATGTTCCAGCAGTTGATACCATAATTCTGGCTGCAGGTGGTAAAAGTCATGTGAAATTGTTACAACGTATAGGTAGAGGATTACGTAAAAAGGAGAATAAAGAGAACATTCTCACTGTTCATGACTTTCTTGATGATACAAATATGTACCTATTAGAACATTCTCAAGAGAGGGCAGATACATATGCCTCTGAGAAATTCGAAACAATCATTGACAAATAAACCTGCTCTTGCTTCTTATTATGAATCTGCTCATATGCAAGTTCTTGGTAAGAAGTGCTTTATACGTCCTGAAGAGTATGCTATGTTTGAAACATTCATGGACGATTTGCGAGAGTTAAATATTGGTTATCGTGACTACGCACAAACTGTTGTGAAATTGCTTGAGAAGTGGTTGGAGAAGAAAAAATTTTATCGTGTACCGATTAATGTATTTTGTGGAGATTGGGCACTTTCTAAATTTAGAAGTATTGAAAATAGTGAATATGTAAGTGTTGCTGATACAGATGAGGATGCTAAAACAGAAATATTGCAATCTGAATTATTGGTTGCGAGAGCATATGTTGATGGTAATCTCAAAGATGTTTGCAGAATGACAGAAATCATAAAAGATTTAAAGCCATTATTGAGTAAGAAGTGGTTGGAATGTTCAAAGAGTGAACGACCTATTGATGAAGTTGTTGAAATATTGTGTAAAGAGTATGGCATAAAACCAGTTGCAGATTACAATGAACTTATTGGGAGATTGAGATGCCGAAAGTAGACATATATCCATACGACAGAGAATTTAGACTCAAAATACTCAGTCTTATGCTTGATAAGCAATGGATGAGTCAATATGGTACAACCGTTATCAACCCTGCATTCTTTGAGATGGATGATGAAGAAGCTGTTGCTAAGGTTATCATAAAATATTGGACAGAATATAGAGTCTGTCCTACAAGTATGAATGATCTTGAAGTTATGTTAGAGGGTAAACACGTAAAACTTCTTGATGCAATTTACGACATAGTACCATCAGAGAAGAAGTTAGCAGGAGACAAGGCTGTCCAGTGGGCAAAGGAACAAGCTGCTAAGATAGCAGTTTTGGATTCTGTAGAAGATATCAATAAGGGTAATTTACAGAATGCTATAGTAAGAATGAAAGATGCCTTACGAGTTGGTGAGGATATTCAAAATGTTGGCATTGAGGTCATAAAGGATGTTGACAAGTGGTTGTACGAATTGTGGACACATAAAGTGCGTACCGGTTGGTACCATGTAGACTCAATTCTTGAGGGTGGTTTAGGAGCAGGTGAATTGGGAATAATCCTAGCTCCTATGAATGTTGGCAAGTCCATGAGTTTGGTGAACATAGGTTATGGTGCTGCTTCAATAGGTTCTGGCTGTAATGTTGTACATTTTACTCATGAAATGAGTCAAGAAATTACTGCAAAGAGGTATGCAGCCAGAACAGTCTTCAAATTTCCAATGAGGGATGAGAATTTAGAGGATTATGAGGCTGCATTACAAAAAGCAGCAGCACATATACTTACTGGTAAGATAAAAATTGTAGGTATGAGAAATGCTACTATTGAGCGAATTGATTCTCAACTTGAGAGATTATTGGATGAGGGATTCAACTTTGATTTGATAATAGACGACTATCCTGATTTAGTTAGCTCCACAAGAAGATACACTGAGAAGCGGTTTGAATTGTCAGAAGTTTATAAAGAGTTTAGAGATTTGGGTGGTAAGTACAATGTTCCAATTTGGGGAGCATCTCAGTCAAGTAGGAATTCATTATCAAAAGAGATTATCACAATACAGGATATAGCAGAGGATATAGGTAAGGCTGCCATTGCGGATGTTATTATTGCATTGTGTCAGACTCGTGATGAAGAACAGATGAATGCTTGTAGATTGTTTATGGCAAAGGTAAGAGACGGTGCTAAGAAATTAATGTTTGATGCGAAATATTATGGTAAATCTCAAGCCATCATAACGACTGAATTGTCTAAAAATAAAGATAAGGAAGATTGATGTATGACATAACCAGATTCATCTACAACAATTATCCAGAAGCTAAGGAATATGGTAATCCTGTAACTGACTTACAGATTAGTTGTCCATTCTGTGTTTCTTCATACAAATTGCATATGCATGTCAGTATAGTAAAGAACGTTGTCCACTGCTTCAAATGTGGTTATGGAGGTAGTTGGGTAACATTTGTTATGGATGTACTGAAGTGCAATTACCTTCAAGCAATTAGTGAATTGTATGTCGTACCTAAAATACGTAAGGATGTAACAGAAACCTTACTAGAACAATTACAAAAGAAATCGATTATTAAGCACGAGAAGGCAAGTTTACAATTACCATACGATTTTCAGTTATTACAGGAATCACAATCAACTACAGCTAAACAGGCAGTACGTTATATGCATAAGAGAGGATTTGAACAACAGGATTGTACATTCTACAATATTGGTGTGTGTATGGCATCTCTTCCTATGCGTGTGGTTATTCCTATAGAAGATGGATATTACCAAGCCAGAGCCATACCAGATTGGCTTGAACCTAAATACAAAAATCCTAAATCTGAAGCTAGACATTATTTATTCAATCCAGCTGCTTTAGAATTGTATGATGAGGTGGTAATTTGTGAGGGTGCATTCAGTGCTATGGCGGTCGGTAAGAATTCTATAGCCTTATTAGGTAAGGAATTACCT